GCAGAAGCAGAAGCAGAAGCAAGAAAGAGCTACCTATGGAGGAGGTTATTAAGGATTATGAATCGGGTATATCCTTATATAAATTAAAGGACAAATATAAAGTTAGTAGGAGGACATTAAGAAGAAGGCTTGTAGAAAGTGGTAAGGTTTTGCGTGGGGGGGTGGATATAAAGAAAGAGATACTTAAATATATTGAAGAGAATCCTTTAACAATCCCAACAGGAAAATAGGGTGTGAAACAAGATCCCTATATAAGAGTGAGGGGGGTAATTTTAACAATCAGAACTCGAAGGGAGTTTTATTATGGGAGCAAAGAAAGAAGTTTTTGAGCGTATGCGACTATGCGAACAGCCAATCTTGTGGGTCAATCCGTTATCAATCCCTTTTGTCAGAGCAAATTGGGAAGATGTTCCTCTTGGTGTCGCAGAAGGTGATAGTAGAGTCTTCATCTTAAATGGGGATAACTCTTTCAAGATTACGAACACATCATATAGTTCAAATAAACTGAGTAATCTCAGATCAGAGGAGGTGATCCGCAAAGTCATCTTAAAAGACTTCGTGGGGAGTGAAACCTACTTCATGGAGGACTTCATCTATAAGAATCGTGATGAGTGGGGTTCATGGGATCTCCAAGACATTTATGATCGTTCTTGTCGAGCATATTGGTTTGACAAAAGAAGAACGGCTGACATTCACGAGATTGCAAAAAAGTATGGCTTATCGGGTATGCGTCCAAAATATTTCTTTCAGGACAATCTTAAATATCTTGTAGGAAAGAACGCACACATTAAGATTAACAACAACTACAATGACCCTGTGGGAGAAAGTTATCTTGGTCAAACTTGTACGATTGAGTATGAGAGATTTGGGATTGACAATAAGCCTCTCTCTTATACTTTTGCGGGTGCTACAAACATAGTAGCGACTTTCTCAGACGGTACAGTTATTGAGAGGTTTCCCGAAATGTACTTACAACCTATTATTTAAGGAGTCGTGATAGTTATGATATGTTTATCTGATTGGAATTTATCTAATGTAGATTGGTCGGAAATGGATTTATCTAATGTAGATTTATCAGGGGTGAACTTTGAGAACTCTAATCTCAGGGGATGTAAGTTCGATGGGGCTGACCTTACAAATGTTAGCTTCAGAAATGCAAACTTAGCTGGAGCTGATTTCAGTAGAGCGAACCTTGAAGGAGCTGATTTCAAGGGAGCTACTCTGTGGGGAGTGGATTTTAGAGAGACATCATGTCTTAACAACATGAAAGGAATCATACATAATTATTCGCAAGCGTGGTGGCCCGCCCACCCTAACCCACCATACTAAGGGAGTTTAGATTATGAGAGATATTATGGATGTTATTTTTGACTCCATTGGGTCTTACTCTTTCTGTTGGGATGAAGATCTATTAACAGTAGAAGCAAAGAAAGTTAAGTTTAATAACCCTTACCTTAATCATTCTTTCTTCAACATTTCAGTTTACTATCAAAACCCAAAAGACCACCCCCATTACCACGATAAGACTTGGGTGTATGGGGTGGACTTATTTAAAGCAGGAAAGAACATGACTGAGGGTCAAGTGCTGAAAGAGTATGGGGGTCTGATCAAGAAAGAATGCCTAAAGAAAACAGAAAGAAGAGTTTTAGAATTAGTCGCACGAGCTGATTTTCAAGGCAAACGGGATGGGGTTCTTGAGTTAGAGGGTAACCTAGAAATAGTAGAGATTTCTGCGACTGCTAGTTTCGGATTTTTTACGAAGAGCGGAAAGCATTATTTATATGATGATCTGATTGCTCAATAGTGATTTCTATACGGAGATTTTCGATTAATGTGAAATAAGGAAAATAGGGGATGTAACAAGATTCCTATATAAGAATGTAAGTCTAACAAAAAGCTCGAAGGGGGCAAACAACATGAGACGAATAATTAAAACATCAAAGACACCCGAAGATTCTTTCTTCCGTATAATACAGTCGAGTGTACGGATGAAGGGGATCGTTGACTTTCAAAAAAAGGCAATTAAGAAGTGGAAGGGCATACCACATCTTACGAACCGCATTGCAGAAGCGATGGAAAGAAGTTGGTCGGACTCAGCTTTGAGAGGGGAGTGGATGATCGAATGCTGTGGTTTTTTGATGGGTTCTATTAGAACAGAACATGGGGTTGAAGCTCTTAATGCTCTTTATCTTAATGAACAAGAGGGGTTTTTAGAAGATGAAGTAGACGCTCCAAATTTAATAGTCGGAGACAACAAATACAGTCTTAGACAAATATCTTTAGCTATGCTGTTGTCGAACACTGTGTGTGACCCACTTGTTTCGTATTATTCGCTGTGGGGTGCGAAAGAGCTGTCTCCCTCACATCAGCTTCTTGAAGAGTTTACTATTTTAGAGAGCGGGTATGACTTTGAGAATCTTCCTTTTCTGAGTTGGGTGAACTTGAAAGGTTTTGGTCTAAAATCAAGCACTCACTCATGTATTATAGACTATGGTCAGATAGACTATACAATCACTGAAGATATTATAGGTGTGATGGTCGTCAATCTCAATGAAGTGTATAAGAAGAATAAATTACTCATAAATCCGCTAAGATTGTGGGATGAAGTTGCTTATACCTTCAATCAAGAAGAGTACATCCAAGAAGCATACAAAGATCATGTGATGTTCTGTGTATTTACTACTAAGAAAACAAACCCTGATACTGATGTTGTTCTGAATGGAACATTTATTTGTCATTTCGATCAAGTGGAAGAACAAATCTGTCTTATAAGTGAAGGATTGGGGGAGAGCCTTTCTGCGATGTTCATGCCTGGCTGTGGTCGTAGGGTGGGTATTGAAGAGGGGGTGTCTTCAGGTCAAGATCTCTCAGATTATGGGTTGGCTTTTGATCTTGCACTGAAGACTATCAAGTACAGCCAAGACGCAGAGAAAGTCTCCACTTCAAGTAGCTATCCACATCCGATTCAAATGTATTCAAATCAAAGTCCGAAAAGTCAGAGAAAGAAAAAAGGCAAGAAAGTAAAGAACAGGACAAAGTACTTTCAGATTGAGTATTTGAAGAAGCCTTCCACTGATAACTTGCCTCAGTGGTTCAAGAAAGATAATAAGCCTTCAACTCCGAGAGCAAAGTCTTGCGACCCTCGCTTCATGAGCAGTCATTATCGTAGGATTTGGGTTACTGATTCTTATATTGAGAAGAAAGAAATCCCCGAAGAGCAAATTCTTGCAATAGACGAGAGCCGACCTCGCTATAACAAACATGGGGTTTTGATTTACAAGAAGCGAAGTCTTGTTGCGATCAAGATCGACACAGGGCATGAGCCTCTCGCCACCGTAACACGCATGAGCTAAGAGTAGGGGTGAAAGGAATGATAGGAAAATAGGGTGTGAAACAAGATCCCTATATAAGAGTGATCCTATCAACACACACTTGGAGAGAAGATGGATTTTTCAACATACATACAAAGCTGTGGTGGCAAGCCTGATTGTCTTCACCAATTTCCGTACACGAAGTCTTGCTTCGATAATCTTTCTGAAGAAGAGAAGTCTCTTTTGACATTGGATGCAACCAATCTTTCATCAACTGACATTCATTTTTCTAACTTCATCTTCTTAGATGAAGCAAGTCCCGATCTTGTTATCTTGTGGTCGCTTAAAGCTCTTTCAGAGATGGGTGGGAGAATTCATGAAGATGATGTTAAAACTGCTGAAGAGAATGATTGCTACTATGTCTGCATTATCTTTGAGGGAGTGAAAGACGGGGTGTTTTACATCGAGATAAAGAAAGAAGAGAAGGGGGTGCGATATAAAGTTTGGGGTAGCTACTCAGATGAGAGGCATGAACAAATCTCAAACAAGTACAAAGGCAAGATCAAGGAAGACCCCTCTCTTTTTGTTAAGTGGATTATGGAGAGCGTACCTAAGATTAAAAATCAAGAGGGTGTTATCACTTATGATGATTTCGGCTATGATTCAGATGACATTTTGGTCGGTCTGAGAAAGTCAGTTCAGAGCTTTAAGGAGATAGAATTTGGATAACTAACTAGCTAACTCGAAAGGAGTTTAAGATGAAGATTACTAATAGACAATATGCTCACTTAGCGTGGCTCTTTGAGTCTCCATTCCCTCGTTATTTTAGAGAAAGATATTGTAGAGGGAACTCTTATAATTCTATGAAAAAAGTACAAGACAATCTCGTAAAGAAAGGTCTTGTTAAGATTATTAGGTTTAACAACGAATACTATAATCGTTGCCTTGAAGAATATAACAAAAACAACAACAGATATACAAAAGAGGATCTTCAAGAGGATTATGAGTATTGTTATCACAATGTAGACAAAGTTTGGGCTTATAGAAAGTGGATGACTCACGAAGAAGTCGTGTTGGAAAAGCACCCTCCATATGTAAGAGATTGGAGACATAAACCTTACAATTGTGAGTACCCAAGTCTTACTGAGGAAGGTGTAGTAGCCGTTATCAGAAAGTTTGGTATGAAATCAGATAGCAAACTGTGGGTTTATGTTCCCTTTAGTTTTGCACATAATAGAGATTACCCCTGCGTTGATTATGATGACAAATGGCGAATTGAATGGATGACAAATGAATAACTCGAAAGGAGTTTAAGATGAAGATTACGACAAGACAATATACCCATTTAGTTTGGCTCTTTGAGTCTCCCTTTCCTCGTTATTTTAATGATGAGCAAACATTAAATAACTTCAATAAGACGCAAAAAGTACAAGACAATCTCGTAGAGAAAGGTCTTGTTAAGATAGTTAAGAATGACAGTTGGGCTTGGAATTTTTACCTTGAGAAATATAACAAAGGCACAGAAGAACATGAGAGAACACTTAAAAGGAAATATGAATATTGTTATCAGAATACAGATAAGGTGTGGGCATACCGACAGTGGATGACCCACAAAGAAATCGCCTCGAAGAAACACCCCCATCCATATATAGATCGACAGCGGGAGGAGAGAGGGGGGAGTTTTGAATACCCAAGTCTTACTGAGGAAGGGGTGGTGGCTGTTCTCAGAAAGTTTGGATTGCGTTCAGATAGCAAACTTGTTCCTTTTGTCCCTGTTCGTCATAGAAATATTAAGCAAGCCGAAGATTACCACTACGTTAATGATGATGACAAATGGCGAATTGAGTGGGTAGAAACTAACTAACTCGAAAGGAGTTTAAGATGAAGATTACTATGAGGCAATATGCCCATTTAGCTTGGCTCTTTGAGTCTCCCTTTCCTCGTTATTTTAAAGATAGATGGTATGGGGGGAAATCTTTTGCTTCTATGCAAAAAGTACAAGACAATCTCGTAGAGAAAGGTCTTGTTAAGATAGTTAAGTATGACAACTTTCAATATAATTATTGTCTTGAGGAGTATAAGAAAGGCAATGATACAAAAGAGGAGCTTCAAGAGTGGAAGGAATATTGTTATCACAATGTAGACAAAGTGTGGGCATACCGACAGTGGATGACTCACGAAGAATATGCATCGAGAAATCTTAAAGAATTAAGGGAAGAACTAAACACGTTTTTCTGTCGCTATCAGTTTCAGACACCCTTTCCACTACCTGCATCTCTAGTAAGTTTTGAGGATAGAAGTCACGACCATTGGAATATGGCACATGAATGTGAGTACCCAAGTCTTACTGAGGATGGGGTGGTAGCTGTTCTCAGAAAGTTTGGATTGCGTTCAGATAGCAAACTTGAGGTATCTGCTCCCGAACCCAAATGGAGAGTTGAATGGAAAGAAAATAAATAAATAACTAACTCGAAAGGAGTTTTTAAGATGAAGATTACTATGAGGCAATATGCCTACCTTGCGTGGCTCTTTGAGTACCCCGTTGATTACCAACACTGTACTTTCTCTTTTCGTCATTCGGGTCATGCTCGAAAGGTAGAGAAAGCTCTCGTAGAGAAAGGTCTTGTTAAGATTGTTGAGTATAACAGAAGATTATACAAATTGTATTTAGTAGAATACAAGGAAGGAAAGATAACAAAAGAGGAGCTTAAAGATTATAAGGAAGGATGCTTTCAAAATACAGAGAAAGTGTGGGCTTATAGACAGTGGATGACTCACGAAGAAATCGTATCGAGGAATCAAGACCAACACAGAATATCTACCAGACATAGTACGAATAAAGATAGGGTGATATACCCAAGTCTTACCGAGGAAGGTGTGGTAGCTGTTCTCAGAAAGTTTGGTTTAAAAGCAGATAGCAAACTTGAGGTGTATGCTCCCCAACCCTACGTCCCAAAAGCTAGTCATAGAGCTAAATGGCGAGTTGAATGGAAAGAAGCAACAGATATATAAGGAGATAAGATTATGACACCGATTGTTCATGTACCGAGTGAATGGATTCTTGCTTATTGGTTAGGCATTGGAGTGCTTCTTTACTTAGCCAATAAGAATGTGAGGGTGATCGCTTTTGCAGGAGTCTTTGCTTACTTTCTAGGACTCACCATTGGATTGAGGGTTTATTATGGGTGATCTACACAACAGGAAAATAGGGTATGAAACAAGATTCCTATATAGAATGTAAAGACCTCTAAACTTAAAAGGAGATATGATGGTTACTTTTAATTGTGTCAAAAGCGAAGACTTGAACACCTTTGAGATTAACGTAGGGTGGTCAGACTCACCTCTCGGCTCTATTACTGTATGTAGTGATAATAGAGCTGTGCTTGAGCTACAGGCTGGCATTTCGTTTTATAATCTTTTCCACTTCGCTTCTTTCTCTGAAGCTAAAGATTTCGTCCTTAAGAACTTTGTCAGCTTGGAATCATCGGTAAGAGGTCTTACTCAAAAAAGGTTGTTGAGTTTTAGTGAGGATAAAATTCCTTGCCTTGCTTATCACGACTCTAAGTATAATTTCAAACGGACGAAGGGTGGGTGGTTCATTCAAAACTTTGATGACCATCTGCAACTAGAGGGAACTGTAGGTTCAATCAGTCGAGGTAAATACGGGGCGAGGTATTGGCTATGGATTGGTGGTCTGATCGTCTACTCTGACCCTGACTTACCAAACATCAAGAAAGTTGCCATTGAACTGCTCAATGGTAAGAAAGATCTTTATGACAGTATGTACGCCTGGCAGAGTAAATATTATCGTCAGTGTATTCTGCTTGGGGCGAAAGGACTGACGAAACGAAAATAGGGGGTGTAACAAGATTCCTATATAGAATGTAAAGACCACTAAACTTAAAAGGAAAGATAAGATGGTTGAGTTAATAGAGATAGAAGACCGCTTTGATATTAAAGTGGGGTGGACGGATTTACTACAAGCTAAACTACTCAAAGCTGAAGTTAAAATATCCATTACCGCTAAAAATGAATATCATAGAGAAATACTCATCCCTTTCAATGATCTCTCTGAGGCGAAAGAATTCACCCTTAAGAACTTTGTCAGCATGGAAGCATTGGTACGAGGTATTACTCTCAAAACGATAGCGGATAAACTTAATGAGAGTGCTATTCCTTGTCTCGGTTATTACGACTCTAAATATGTCTTTGACCGTACAAGGGGTGGGTGGTTCATTCAAAACCCTGCTAACCATGTAGACGGAAATTATAACCCTGTAGGGTCAATCAGTCGAGGTAAATACGGTGCGTGGTATTGGCTACGACTCGGTGGTCTGATTGTTTCTTCAGATTCCGATCTGCCAAACATCAAGAAAGTTGCCGTTGAGCTACTCAACGGTAAGAAAGATCTCCACGACACTGTGTACGCTTGGCAGAGTAAATATTTGCGTCAGCAACTAGCTTACCTCAATCAAACACTCACTCATGAACAGCAAAGCCCTCCCAAAGTCTAAAACAAAAAATATCGGAAGGATCACATCAAAATGTCTTACATTCAGATTACACGAACAGACCTCGAAACTTGGCTCGACTCACTCCCATTTGATTGGGAACGTGTTGCAGGTAAAGAGGGTATTTATCACATTAACTGTAGCGACATGGTTGCTATCAAACTTTCTTCAACTCAGACTCAACATGATGAGGCAATGGGTAATGGTCATGCAAGCATGAATCTGAGCCTTGTGTCTAAACTCAATGGTTGGGCTTTGAACAAGAAAGCGAGAGATCGCAAGCACTTCAAGAGAACGGACAATTGGAAGGATACTTGGGCTGATGGTGTCTTCCATTGGATTTCAGAGTATTCCTCAAAGGCTTCGTTCTACGAGAAGATAGCTGACAGAGAGTCTTACAAGGCGAAGTGGCTTGCGATTATCGGAGCTTCACCCAACAGCGTTTCTAATCCTACCCTCAGACGCTTACATGAGAAGCTGATGGAAGGTGGGGTTTTGTGGGATAATGAAGAAGCCAAGATCCGAAGTTTAGTCTGAGACTAACATACAAGGATTACCTGAACGTCTTCAACTACGGGAAAGCATCCATCTAAGAGTTGCAAGAATGTCTCTTAGTTTGAACGGTACTAATTTCAAAGGAAATGAGATTATGAAGATTAAAGAATTGAAAGCAAAGATTGAAGAGGTTTTGAGCCTCAATCCGAAGTTGACCTATGAGGGCTTCGCACTCCCTCAATCACGAGGAAGACCCTCACAACGCCAAGAGCGTCTACAGGCTCTCCGAGATAAGCTCCTCTCCCCCGAAGGGGTACACGAGGTCAAAGTGGTCGTGAAGTGGCTTCAGACTTCAAAGAGAGCAAGACGAACGAAGTTGATGAATACTCGCTATTCGTCATTCGGCTTAAAGACTTACGTTGAGACTGACACAGGGTCTTACATTAGCAACGGTTCTTTCATCGTTGGAGCTATGCTTTGTGGATGTCGAGCCGAGCAAGTCAGCACGAGCGAGAACGCAATCCTTAACCTAAGAATCCGATAGGAGCAAAGCATGAGTAGAGGAAGAAATAAGACCCCGGCTGAGAGAGCCTTAGAAGCCATCTGTACTATGGCAGGAGTACCATTCAAAGAGTTTGAAGAGCTACTTGAGAAGTCTCAAGGAAATAAAGCTACTGAGAGAGAGTTTCCTGAGTCATCATACGAGATGGTGAGGGACTCTTATTTCAAGAACTCGTCTGTCAGTGAATCTCAATGGAAAGAGCTTTATCAACACATCAAATCACCTAAGACTAACTTTGGAGGTTAACTAATGAGTAAAAAAACAAAAAAAACAAAAACAAAAACGATTAAGCGTCAAGCGTCACTTATCTTTAATATCATGGATAGAATTTATCTCAAACATCAAGACACGAAGCCCATGTGCGAGGATTTTTATAATAACTTTAAAATGGTGTGTGGGCTTGAGTCATATCTCTATAAGATAAGGGATTATGGGGAAACAAAAAATGATCGTCAGTTACCTCAAAAGCCAGCCAAGAGAATGAAAGAATATAAAAGCTCACCCCGAATGTTTAGGATCACACCAAAAATTATGTATCTGGTTGCGGATTTGTTTATGAAAGACGCTTATGAGACTCTCGCAAAAGACAACCTACACAGGAAGAAAACTAAGTGAAGCTCACTGACCTTCCTACCAACCATAACAAACAACTCGAAAGGAGTTTAGCCAATGAAAAAAGTTAAGATCAAACGAACTAAAGCTGAAAATATTGAGATTATACTTTCTCTTTTAAAAGATTTTTCTCCAGATTTGGAGGGTCGAAATGCAGAAGCCTATCTCAATTCTGTTGAAGAAGTTAAAGAGTCTTTGGAGTCTGCAAACACTTTATCTCTTTACGTCCCAAATAGAGAATACATGGACTCTCAAAAGAAATTGAGGCTGAAAAAAGTTAAGATTGAGAAAGCCACAATCAAGCAACTTTATAGTTTCGCTGTTCGTACCTCACGAGAAATTAGAAACCTGCATTTTACGGAAATCACAAAGCAACAAGCTATAATGCTTGATGTGGCAGGAAAATAGGGGGTGAAACAAGATTCCTATATAAGAATGTAGGGTGTATTTTTTAACACAAGAACTCGAAGGGAGTTTAACTTATGAAAGAATATTTACAAATGATGGCGATGAGTCAAGCCCCTCATATCCCACAGTCTATGATCTCGAAAGAGCAGTACATTCTTGACAATGGTCGAGCCATGTCTTCAGAACCATTGGACGAAGAGCAGAGAAGCATTATAGATACCTTCACTAATCAGTTTGAACCACAGGTAAAAGAATGCTTCTTTAACGCTATGTTTATGTGCATGGTGGCTCAGTGGAGGGATGATCTACACCCTCGCATTAAGTATTGTGAAGGATTTGCACAGAGTATTTCTCTCTTTCCTGTCCACCACGCTTGGATAACACTAGATGGTAAAGTGGTTGATTTAACTCTAACAACCAATAAGTACACATTGGAACAACTGACCGCATTTATGCATGAAGGTGTTGAGCTTCCAAGAAACGAAGATTTGAGTGATCGAATCTTAGGTGAGATCCCTGAAGATTGGCAATACTTTGGGGTGGAGTTTGAATCCAAGAAAGTAGCTCGTCAATTTATGGAACGTGAGTCTTCTTTCTCAATGATTGATGATTGGGAAAGACAGTGGCCTCTTCTTCAAAAAAATGATCAGACCCAAGATCAAATCTTATATAAGTAGTAAGTATTGCCCTTCACAACCAAACAAGGAGATTTAAAATGAAGGTACGTTTATATCAACACAATAAACCGATGGAGAGCCGAGAGGTAACGACATTTGAAGAGATCCAAGAACTCGTTGGTGGGTGGATCGAACTTCTCAAGTTCAACCACCTTAACAACGAGTCTTTCTTAGGCGATGAGGAAGGTCTTGTCAAGAGTCTGCCCCGTAACCAACATTTCCCACAATATGTAGGAAACATCGTTGTTTGCGAAGATGACACATGGCATAACCTCCCCTACTCTAAAAGTGAAGGGAAGGTGTGAGATGGACGCTATCTTTGTCGCACTTCTGTGCTTTGTTTTCATGACAGCAATCTTCTACTTTAAGGACAAGTCATGAGTGTGGAGAAAGCCGTTTGGTTAAGCAGTCAATCTGAGCAAGTATTAAACGAGATCCGAGATGGTTTAACTGAAGGTCAAAAGGATTTCCTAGAAAGAAACTTCCATGATGATCAAATGATTGGTCGAGGGGGTTCAAAGTACAAGAAGTACATTCTTTCTCAGGCTGTTGAAATCGGACTCCTATCTCTTAAGAGGGATTATTCAATCGAGCGAGATTTAACAGTTGATGAGCAAGTTCCATCAGTTGAGCCAATCCACCCCAATGAGAAACCCCTACCTATGGGTGAGATTATTAAAGATTATCTTTCGGGCATGGGCTTTGTGGAGCTAGGGGCTAAGTATAAGATCGCTCATTCGACAGCATATAGACGCATTAGGAAAGCAGGAATCCAACGGAGATAAACTCTAACCAATGATCGAGAGGATCAAATTATTAATTTTAAAACAGAGATTGAAGATAAGATTATAGAGGTGAAGAAAGTCATCTTAGAGAAGTACCCCAACCATTGTCGTTCATGTAATGGTAGAGGTGGGGTTGTGGTTCCTTGGTACAGTGGGTGTACGAAGTTCAGGGTGTGTAGTGAGTGTGTAGGTAAAGGAAGTGATCCTTTAGACCCTAGTCTGAAGTTAATCCCTCCAAAGGAATCCCTAGAAGACGAACCCGAAAGTTGGGTGTCACCGACTCTGAATAGAGAACTTAACTCAAGTTGGGGTGATAGTTGGGCTGATACTCCAATGGGTCAAGTTGTGGGTCTTCAAGATATGATTAAGAATCTCAATTCTCTCCGAAAAGACTTTGATATTTTAATAGGAAAATAGGGAACGTAACAGGATTCCTATATAAGAATGTAGGGGTTGTATTTTTAACAAAACAAACAGATCGAAAGGATTCTACTACGATGAAAATTACATATATTGGTGGACAAGGTATTAGAGATTCTGAAATGGAACGTAATACGAGAGGGACAATGGAACTTACTGTTGAACTTGTACCCCAATCATCGTGGGGGAATAACTTACGAACTGAAGCCAACATACCCAAGTCTGAATGGGATAAGTTGAGGAAGTCATCATACAAGAAAGCTAACTACAAATGTGAGATCTGTAGTGGCAAAGGAAAGAAGTGGCCTGTGGAGTGCCATGAGATTTGGGAGTATGATGACAAGACTCACACTCAAACTCTGAAGGGCTTGATCTCTCTCTGCCCTACTTGCCACAAGGCAAAGCATTTAGGACGTACTCTCTCTGTTGAACCTCAACACATTAAGGATGAAGTCTTACTCAAGATGGTTGAGTTGAATAACATGACCCCTAATGAGCTTGAGGATTACATTGTAGAGGTTTTTGAGACTTGGCAGAGGCGATCTCAACACAAGTGGACTCTCGACCTCTCATGGCTTGATAAGGCTAGGGGAGGGGCAGATGATTGACTATTTATCGGAGTTTAATTTTGGAGGGGTACACACCACTCGATATCTAATAACGCTTCCCGAATACTTAAGTTCTGACGATCTGTATAAGATTGTAAAAGACGTAGAAAATTGGATTGAAGAAGCCCCTAGAAAGAGTAGAAAGCGTTGTGTTTTTTTTGAGGGGGTTTATCTTGAGCTACTCCCTATGTATAATCATACACCACAGGCTAAGTTCGGACTGAATCTTTACCATAAAGTGATCAAGAGAAGAAGTTATGTTAAAATACCCGACATAGTTGATGAGTTGAAGGGTCGGGTAGAAAGTAGAAAGCCGATTGTGCTGTTTAAACACAGTGAAGCATTTATAGACTCATTTTTAAGATATTGCGAAGGGCAACAACATGGAGAACATGACAGGCATACTTGAAGAACTTGTTGAAATAGACTGTATCTAAGGAGATGAAAGATGATATTTTCTTATAATGAACTAGGAGATAGAAGAAAAGAGTTAAGCAATAAAGGTTTTGATTACTTAACCAACACTAAGAATATCCCTGATGGGGTACTCCTGTATCACAAGTGTCTAGGTCATTGGAATGATGACCCAAAGATCCTAGAACACGCTTGTGTCTTCTTAACTTCAATCCCGACAACTACTACAGTATATGGAAGTACGGTATATTACTTCAGAGCTTACAAGACTAAGAATGTACCTCAATTTTTAGAGAAAAATGGACATAACATTTATAATAACAAAGACTTTACTTGGGGTATGTCTTGGCGAAAGGCTCTCAACTACGAGATTGATAAAAACAGGATCAGTAATGATCCATCTTTAAAGATTTGAGTTTGCGAGATGACGCAACATATAATAAGATTTTAATGTAAGAAAGGGTCACCGTTATGTATGGAGAAATCATTGTTGAAAAGAGAAGAAGACAAGAGCGATTGAGAGAAGAAGATAGAAGACTATATCTAGAGATACCCCCGCCCCCTCCCCCCCCTCTTAAGAAGGAGCAGGTGAGAGAGCCAAAAAGGGTGATCGAAATTGAGCTATAGTCGGTAGTATAGTTATATAGTCTCTTTTAAAAACTTTACAAGTAGAGGCTGAAATGAGTGATGAAGAGAGTGATGAAGAGAGCGAATACTTCATAATAATCAATAAAGATGGTGATGTGGTACTTATATCTACAAATGAAAACGGACTGACACAAAAGCAGTTCAAGATGTTAGAGAAGGTGGTTGCCATTTCAGATCCTTCCTTCATTCTCTTAATAATTCTTTACATTGAAGTGTTTTTCAACCGACTAATAGATAAAATAAAATAAATAACTTTGGAGGGGAAAATGAAATTACTGATCTTAATACGGGGTTTAAGTGGGTCAGGTAAGACTGAACACGCAGATTTAATTGTGGGGGAACACGAAGATCGAGCAGAGATCACCGTTGATCGTTTTTTTGAAGATGATGAAGGGCATTACAGCTTTGAGTTTACTCGGATCAAAGAAGCATATGAGTGGTGTAAGAGCGAGACAAAGCAACTCTTAGAAGATGACTATGAGGTTGTGGTTGTTCACAATTCATTTACAAGGAAGTGGGAAGCAGAGCCTTACTTCAACCTAGCTAAAGAGCATGGGTATGAAGTTCAAGTCATTAGCCTTTATGATGGAGGTATGAATGATAAGGATCTTTCTGAAAGATCCTTACATGGATTAAGCTCTCATCAGATTTCAGAGCAGAGAAAGAGATGGGACTTAAATGTACATCCTCACAGGGGAAACAGACCTCGTAATAATGATACGAGATATCCTCACCCTTACCACCCTCACCCTTACCACCCTCACCCTATGTATGGAGGATACCCCCCTCCTCAGAATCATGGGACACCTTACAATAACAGAAGGAAAAGAAAGTGGTCAGGGTCGGACAGAGAATACTGACCACAAGTTTACAAATAGCTGTTGTTCTTCAGATCGAGAGCAGTTGCTATTTGACTTTGTGCGAAGGTAAAAAAACGAAAATCAAGTTCACAGATGTTTTTAATATTCTTGAAGGTCCTGTTAATCCTGAGACAGAAGATGTGCCTTACACGACAATAAGAGTCGGTGTGGAAGATAGAACACCAAGGGGTGTTACTCTCTCTATTGGCACAGAGGTACAATGGGAAGTTGAACTTAATGGGGCGACTTTAGAGGTGAACGGGATCGTTCTTAAAAGCGACCCTTATACGTCAACTTTAAGTGAATGGGGGGTAGGGGTGTCTGAACGCTATTGGGTCGTTCCTACGAGCATTCTACGTCCTGTGTTTATAAAGAACTGATAGGAGATAGTCATTAAATTTAATGGCTATCTCCTTAAACTCATTTTCAGAGTAATTTTTTTCAGAGGGGCTGACAGCTTCTGTTTTGTCGCCTTTTGAATCTCTGCCTAAAACTTCTTTTAAGAAAGATATACAAGAAAAATCAGAGAGAGTATTAGCAACACTCACCTTAATGTTTTTCCATTTCTCATTGTACGAAATAACACCTATCCCCTTTATCCCATCAGGGTTTGAGCAGAGGTGATTACATTCTTCCCCTTTAGTTTTTCTCACGATTAAAGAAAGGTGGGTCATAGAAACAAAAGTGTCGAGGTTCAATTCTAACTCTTCTTGTACGGCCAGAACACCACGGTTAAAGTTCTCGCCGCGGTCTGTGGTTCGCAAAGCAACTGAAATGTAGTCGCTGACTGTTTCTACATAATCCGTTAGTTCAGAGTTCCGATCTTGAGGGTAATCTTCTTTCGTTTCTGAGATGTACTTGATGATCCCTCTGAGACATAAGTAATAAGGGTGTTCTTCTTCGAGCAACTGTGTACCACAAACATCACTTTCCTCAACCAAATCCCAAAAAGAATCGTGTTCAGAAAATAAATCTGAATGTTTCCCTGAAGCTCTCATCAGACCACCAACCGTAGAAACATCTACCGTTGAGATAATGGCAACCTCTTCTTCAGAAAGGACTGGTATGTTTTCATCATTGCAAGGGGCAGGTCTTCCATTAGCCCAATCAAGATTCCTCCCAACATACTCTGATCCAACAGGTTGGTTATGAGCTGAAGTGTATTTAGCCCCCACAAGGACAAAAGCTCCATATTCGGCTTTAATGGAAAGAGTGGGTGGGGGGGTTAAACTTAAAGTCTCTGAAGCTAACTGTGCTGTAGGTGAAAGAATTACGATCATTTTTTTGTATTTCCTTTATGTCTTGTATTGGGTGTAGTCTTTTTACCTTACCGATCATGAGAGGTTAATTATGAATAGAGGTCAACTGATAAGAGTCGCACATCAAAATCCAAAGTATAGGAAGAAACTTATTTCGGTTCTTCAAGCACATGATAAAGTTTCTAGGATGGTGAAAGAAGCAGGTAGAGGACTACCTTTATCTAAAATTCAAAAGTATGCTGAAACAGGTGTTCTTATTATCTCAGCTTACAGAGGAAAGTATTCTTTAGCTGAGAACAAAAAAAGAAATGAATCACTTAGACAAGATATTCTTTCTATGGGTGTTCGTCCAAATCAAATTGTAAAACTTGATTCTTCTTGGACAGAGTTTGATTCGGGAAAGATCGAACTAGAGAAAAGCTTTGCGGTTCTTAGACCTCTACCTTTTAAGATTTGCATGGGCATTTCAAATAGGTATGACCAAGACGCATTTATTTGGTCTAGTGAAATTAACCCTTTGGCTATGTATTCAACGACAGGGAAAGCTACTTTCGCAGTTGATAGAAGTTTGGCTCTTGTTATCGTTAAAGCTGAACATAATGAAGAGTTTAGTAAAGGAAGAGGCGGTGCTTCTTTCACTCTAGGGTTTAATTGGAACAAACCTGTTGATTGGGATCGTAGGAATCCGATCACTAACGAAGATATCTTAGCTAGATTAGATCTTGCTGAAGTACCTCAAGACTAACAAACACAAGGATATAAAATGGATACCAAGCAAGCCAATCAACAAGACCACTTAGAGTCTTTCTTACATAAGTTAGATGAATATAACGATACTTTCCCAAGGGATAAAGAAACTTATGATTCTTTGCGAGAACTAGAGGATGATGTTCTAAGAAAAAGATTAAAATTGAATAAGAAAGAACTACAAGTTTGGAAAAAGAACCAAAACTCTTTCCAAACAATGACCGAGAAACAACAAAAGAATATACTTGTTCTTTGTAAAGCCCTTATAGTTCTTAAAAGCTTAGTTAATATCTACAAAGAATCTAAAGACGCAAATATTCTTAAGAAAGCTCAAGATATCATACTGAAGATTAAAGCACTTGATTCAAACGAACACGTCTTCATGAGTATTAGAAATGAGTTGGTTTTACATATAAATGACGCAAAACAAAAAGCGGTAAAGAGGGTTTTAAAGAGAGTTAGTGGTGATCTAACTAGTACAAGAGAAATCGCTTATGCTTCTCAATCTATAATGGTAATGATGGGTTTGATAACCACCACAGACATCCAAGAAATGAAAGACGTACTCGAAGGTGTGGCCTTCAGAGAGTTTAAAAAGCTCGTGAAGAATTTTAAAAATTCTGAACAACATGGTGATTATGAAATCATTAAGCAGGTGGGTGCTTCTAAAATAACAGGTGCTAAATCAATACCGCTACATATAAAGGTTGTTCAAGCTGTAAAGCATTTAGGCGGAACGAAACACATAAACGCATCCGAGGCAACAAACTTAGCGACAGGTCTTGCTGACATTGCAAACGACATAAATAAATCTGCTTCTGAGAAGATAAGAGAGAGAAGTCTACTTATTGATAAAGAGCTTGTAGACGTTCAAACCGAGTTTGAACAAGGCGAGATGACCAATGAACAAAGAGAAGAAAAACTAGACTCTATCAAAGTCATTAAGGCGATGGCAGAAGCAGAGATTCTTATTAAGCCGAGTGAAAAACAAACCGAAATCGGGAAAGAGCTTGGTCTTACTCAAGAACAAGAACAAGCTATGCTTTCTGTGGGTAAGACAATTATCTCAGCAGGTGCGGGTTCAGGTAAGACTCGTGTTCTTTCTGCGAAGGTTGCTCATCTTCTTAATGATGAAGATAATGATGTATCTCCGTTCAACATCATGGCAGTTTCTTTCTCAAGAAAGTCAGCTAAAGACCTTCAAGATAAGATTAAACTTAATGCGGGAAGTAAGATCCCTAACATTGAAGTTACAGCTTTAGGTAAGACAACTCACAGTATAGCTATTGAGTTTATCAATCGTTTTGACCCCGAAGCTACTAAAACAATTGTAGCAGATAAGTTCATGCAAGATAATCTAGTGAAGGAAGCGATAAAGTTAGCTTCTAATACTGAATCAGGTGAGTTAGAACCTGAACCTGATACTTTCTTTGGTAAAAAGATTGATAGTTTAGGGGGTACTAACAAGCAAGTCGATATGAGAATCTTAAACTTACTAACTTCTTCTCAAAGATGGTTAGAAGGTCGTGGGTTCAGTAAAGGCGTAACCGTTGACCTTCAAAGGATCACAAAAACTTATATGGAGTCCAATGAAGTTAGTCAGAAAAATATAGATGAAGTTAATCGGATTCTTGGCTACAATAGAGGTTGGAGAGCAAAACTTAAAGCCTTTGGAGGAGATGAAAAGAAGGCTAAGAACTACACCTTCCCTTCATATAAGGGGGCTGATAAAATTGCTTCTCAGAACTCTGCTAATTGGTGGGGTATTCAAGAACTCGCTGGCGGTGGTGAAAAGATCCCTAGTATCAAAGCTTGTAAGCTATTCATCACTAAAGCTAAGTCTCAAATGATGACACCACAAGAAGCTTTTGATAAAGTTAAAGCGAGCGGTGCTGAGTATGTGATCAAAGCCAAAATCTATGGGGCTTATCAGCATCTATTGAAAGAAGAAGGAAGAATGGACTTTGATGATGTACTTATCAAGGGCGTTCAAGTTCTTAATAACGCTACGAACCTCAACCAAGTGCAGAAACAATACAAGCACATCATTGTGGACGAGGCTCAAGACTTAAACCCTGTCCAACACGCTTTCTTTGGTTTGATCGCAGGTACTCATAAAAGTGGAGGGAGAAATCAACCTCCACATGAGCTACCTGCTGATGAGCAAACTATGGAAGGAAAGAGCTTTACTTTAGTTGGTGATGAGAACCAAAGTATTTATGGTTTTCGTGGAGCTACTCAGAAAGAGTTTTCTTCTAAAGCAGGAAAAGGAGGTTTCACTCTGAAACAAATCGGAATCAACTTCCGTTCAGGTGAGAACATTGTTAATGCTGCGAACAAACTTGTCGAGGCTGATTCTGAAGATTCTTTAGGTCTACAATGTGTTGCGTCTTTCAAAGATCAGAAAGATACGATTAAGCATGAAATCCATGACAATGTAGGTAAGGCTTCTAGGGGAGTTGCGGATCACATAAAAGCAATGACAGACTCTGAAGGTACATTTACAGATTCTCCTTCAGACTTCGGTATTGCCTGTAGAACTAACGCTGAGATCATCCCTTATGCTCTCGCTCTACTTGAAAAAGGAGTTCCTTTTAAGAGTGGTGTGAATCCTTTTGCTCATCGAAGCACTAAAGCGATTATCAGAGTTTTAGGATTCTGCACGAATGACCCTTCTCTTCAAATGAGTGCTTTATATAACTTCCATAAAGACCTTGAAATGCCCATTTCAAGATTTGACGGGTTCATGGATAAATGTAAAGAACTCTTAACTGATAAAGTAAGTGATGCGAGAACTCTCGCTGAGAGTGTCAAAACAGCTCTAGTACATTGGAAGCAAAATAAATTAGAGAACGAGGACTTGGTGGAATTTCTCCAAGGTGAAGATGACGATGACGCAAAACGTATTATTTCGATTTATTTTTATTTGGATATGTTGTTAGGATTAAGACAGGTAGGGGAAAGAACTCCTGTAGAAGCCTTTGACGTTGCTTTGGGCTATAAACCTTACACTTCAAGTGGGTCGGAAAAGTTCATTGGAAATCAAGAAGGAAAGAAGCTCCACGAAATACTTGGAAGTTATGTAAGTAAGTCTGACACAAGTTCTCTTTCACCAATTGGAGAACAAGACATAGACTCTGAAGTAGAGGGTGAAGCCGAAGATCAAGAAGAGATGTCCTCATCGGAGCAGGAAGAATGGAATCTTGCCCCGTTGCCTGCTTTAAGACAAATGTTCTTAAAAGCCGACAAAAATAAAGGTGGGTTCTACAAGATCTTTGACAAGATAAGTGAGATGAAAAGAAATGCAGATTCACAAGGTCTAGTTAAAGATGACGATGACGTTGTTGTGCTTGACACTGTTCATGGTTGGAAAGGACTTGAGGTTAAGAATCTTTATGTTCCAATGGTAGAGGGTACTTTCCCATCAAGTCGATCTACTTTTGATCCACTCATACATGAGAGTCAAGAGGAAGCTGAAGCTGAAAGGCTAGATCAAGAAAAGAAGCTCGCTTACGTTGCAATTACTCGTGGTATGAGCAACGTAAATATTCTTTCTTATAAGACTAGCACAGCAGGGAAAGAGGTTGAGCCTTCACAATTCATTTCTCAAATGGGGGTTTGTCCTACTTCAAATAAAAGTGCAAGTCAGAGACGCTTGGCGACAGCACTTGACATTCTTTCAGAGTATTCTGCCTCTGAAGATGACGACATGACTGACGCTGAGTTTGAAGAAGCGACAAGGGGTCTTTAACTAACGGTTATCGCCCGACCCACCGATAACGCCCCTTGCCTTGCGATCTAAGAGTTTATCCATATTCTCTTGTGCGATTTGAGAGAGGTCAAGCCCAAGCTCATCTGCAAGTCTCGCACAATACCACAGGACATCTCCTATTTCTGAGGACATGGTTTGAACCCACTTTTCTTTAGCCTCCTCTCTTTCAATCTCCCAAAGTTTGGAATCATCTCTGATCCATTTCTTCATTTTACCTGCCACCTCTCCCGCTTCAGAGGCTATGCCGAGAGAGAGATATTCTAAGGCTTGTGAGGGTGGGTATTTAGCCGTTTTTATAGTTAGTTGTTGGTACTCTTTGAAGTTCATTACTAATCTCCCAAAATGTCAACTTGAGATGATTCTTGGCCTTCTTCTTCTGCGGGTGTGAGATCGGGTCGCCAATGTCCGTTTCTTTCTACCTCAGATGAGAAGTAGTAAATATCGGGGACATTCAGAAAATACTTCATCTCACCTGACTTATCATCTTCCTCACCCCCAATGAAGCAGAGTTGATGATCAAGAAGTGCAGTACGCTCTTTCTCTGAGAGTTGATTCCAAGTATCAGCACCGAGTTCAATAACGAACTGATAATCACGCTCACCGAGTAAGGTGATTAGTGAAGGGGCTTTTGAGGTCTTTCCGAGTTGGGGTTTGCCACCTTTACGGGAAGCCTTCTCTTTAAAGATAACGATAATATCATCGCAAATCGCACCAAGATGAGGGTGGGCTTCTCCGATTAGAGTCTTAAGTTGACTTTGAATTTCTTCGCCTGATTTCCATCTATCCATTATTGGTTTTCTCCTGTTGGTTTTGAGAGGAAAGTTATCCCCCTCGAAGGGTTATGAATGAGGGGGTATTTCTTATCCCCGATGATAATAATGCAACCTAATAGAGAGGGGTCTTTAGGAACTACCATATCTTCAACTTTCCTTGTTTCAGATATACCTACGGACATCATTCTTTGCTCGGCTGTGTTTGTATATATATGAATTAAGTCCCACCCTTCCTGTTTTCCTCTTATTTTTATGGTTTTTTTCATCTCAGAAATACAGTCTTCTACTGAGCAATCTTGACCCCAAGAAAGAACAGTACCTCTAGCAGAAGGGGTTTCCACCCAAGTCAGCACCCCCCCCTCTTTCTTAGGGTTACCTACAAGATAGGGGAAAGACTTTTCGGGGACGGGTACTTCTAACATGAGAGGAGACTTATCCTTCTTCATGTGAATGATCTCAAGTATCGGTGGACTCATCTTCTTCACTTTCTTCAGAATCAACCCCTGCGAGAACCCATAAAAGTGCGGCGATGTCGGGGTACTTTGAAGCTATCTTACCCATGTCCCCACTATTAAGAACCTCTTCCACTTCGGAAGTTATTTCTTCTTTGCTCTTTCGTGGTGTAAAGAAGGGGCAAGTATTAGGAACAGAAGCGTCACAGATCATACCTTCCCATTCATCGGGTTTATCTGCATCCATCAAACAAACATGAAACAAGGGTTCTGAAGCGTGTCCTCTGACAACACCACTGTATACACAATTACAGGGTTTTTTAGAAGTAGCTTTCCTACCCTCTTTCTTTATAACTCTGTGCTTAACTTGTTTTATCTTGTGTTTAACTTTTCCTTCAGATCTCATTTTTTCTACCTCAACTTATTTTGGTGAAAGTAGCCCCGTTTTTAGTAGCCTTTACACGGTAAGCAAGATCAGCACTTTCTGCTATAGAGGAGTTATGTGAAACACACAAAATATTCATATCTAGCTTTTTACATAGTGCTTTAAGAAATTCTACAAGTAGTTCTGTTCTGTTCTCATCTACCGCAGGGAAAGTCTCATCTAAAACGAGGACAGGGCGAAGCTCTCTCTTTAACAGAAGGGAGACTCTTAATAGAAGGCTCTGTACGGTACTCACAGCCCCCCCAAAAGTATCTAACCCCTCACCCTCAACCTCGACCCCATCTTTGCCTTTAACCACTGTTTTAAGACGTACAGAGACTTTGCCTCTGACTTTAGTTATCTCAGCAGTTTGGCTTATGTCTTGTTCGGGGAAGATAGCTTTAAGTCCTTGGTCAAGAAGGGAGATATAAGTTTTAACCCCTTCTTCAACTTCTTTCTCTATAAGTAGACCAAGTACACCTTGAGCCTGTTGCTTTACGTCTAAGTCCGACTCAAGCAACGCTATTTCTAGGTCAAGATCATTGACCCTTTTTTCTTCAGTCTCTTTCAGAGTTTGAATTTTTAAATAGCGTTCCTTGAGTTTGTTCATTTAGACCATCCATCCCAAGACTGAAAGAATGGTAGCACCACTATCAGTCTGTTGTTTAAAGATCATATACCCTCTCTTCTCATCTTCACGATTACAACCAAAAGTAATGTGTTCTGAATGATTCGCAACAAGGCTTCTTTTCATATATCCGATATTAAAAGAGAAGGACTCAATATCATCACCCTCAGTCTCACCTTTTTTATCTGCTAACATACGAGAAGCATATAGACGCTCACCTAAGTCTTCAATAGTATTGAGATCAAAGTCCTCGGTTAGCTCAACACTTAACTCAGCAGGGTCAAGACTATACGTCTGTACGTTATTTCCTACAGAGAGCATTTCAAGACGAGGTGGAGAAAAAGTCTCTGATTCAGAATCAATGAGTGTAACCTTAAGGTTGGACTCATCAGCTCCCGAAGACAAGAAATCAAGAGAGTTGTTAAACTCCTCTTTCTCAATACGCCACACACGTCTTGGAACCCAATCAAAAGCGTCAATATAGCGAGATGTGATCGCTTTAGGCATATCGAACGGCAATTCCATCATACCAAAAACACCCCCGTCTTCAGATTGAAGGAAAGTTGCTTTTGTTGAATCCAACACCTTAATACTATGCCCATCATACGACTTCAAAAACTTACACGCAGGAGAGATGTCTTTAAGATGGAACTTAGCTTCTAAGTCTTTAAAGCTATCTGACTTAGACATACAAAGACCGAAGGAATCACACGAAAAAGCCATCCCATCTGTGAACAAAACCTGAGCGAGTTCAGGTCTGCGTACTTCATCACTATTCGCATAAGGCTTAGAGATACTCAAAGTGTCATGCATTACATTTGCAGGGACATTAGTCATAAGAGTGGAAGCAGAAAGAAGCTCTCTCCAAGGAGGGAAGACCGTAGGGTCGAGAGAAGACAGCTCAAGAGTACCTTTATCTGAGGTGATACTCACAGACCCACTATCTACTTCGATAGTCAGTAAGCCATTTACAGCATTGATTGCCTTAAGAATACGCTTCCCTTCTAATGTAAAGGATTGGAAAGCGTCTTTCTTTTCAGTGGCTTCTCCGTTTTCCTCTTCACCCTCAACAGGTTTGATTTCGTCAATCTTACACCCTTTCAGAGGAATAGAAGAATAGATACGAGGAGGGTTGCAAGCAGACACAAACACTTCATCTCCAACTTTCTCAAATAAGAAATGAGAAGTAATGTCTGGGCCATTACCAAGCGTTGCTTGGGCGATTGAAAGAGTTTCTTTGAGGTCGTTTTTGCTGATTTTCATCATAGAGTTTTAATCCTGTTTTCAATGGTTGTGATAACTTGCTCTGCTTCATTTAAAGCAGTTGTGAAATTGTTGATGGCTATTTGTCTTTCTCTTTTTAACCGAGAAATCTCTAATTCTAAGTCATTAGGGTTAAGACCCATTTCTTTTAGTTGATTGTCGATCTCAGAAAGAGATGACTTCGCCGCTTCAAGTTTACCCGTAAGTTTGGCTTTACGGTTTTCAAGCGACTCTCTTTTCTTTGCGAGGTCTTCTATAGAGTCATCCAAAGCTGATCCTTTCATTAGTAAAAAACATGGATACTCTTCTATATCAGAATTAGTTTAAAGGTTGTCTTTTTTACCCATCGAAAATTCCAAAAAACCATCAGCCCCCTCAACAGGGTTGGGTACTTTAGCTCTTCTTAATCCTCGTTTTGCCGCATTTCTTGATTTTTGAGCCTGTCTTTCTTCACACACAGACTCGAAGTTGCACATTGAACAGTGTTTAGGTATCGGATTAGGTTCAAACACACCTCTGTTAATGGCTTTAGAAGTCTGAATAGCTTCGTTAGCGAGTCTTTTGATGTCAGTGGCATCAATGGGGACTTCTACATAACCTGTCCAATTCTCTCGGTACTTTTCATCAATGAACTTAAGCTCTGATGGAGGATTATCGCTAGGGTATCGAAAGTAATAAAAGCCGACACTTTCAGGGAGTTGGTTATGCTGTAATCTGAAGCACAGAGCATACCATCGCAGTTGATCGGGGTCTTCATATTTGCCTGGTGTGGTTGCGTTCTTTCCATCAAGGATATGTATTTTATCTTGTCGATCTCTATAAACGAGGTCAGCTATACCGCAAGCATTAAAGTATTTGTTGACGGAGGGAGTCATTCTATATTCGGGGTGGTTTGATCGACCCAAGAACTTATTTTCATGGACAATCTTAAGAAAGTTTTGAATACCCGATACGCAAAGTTCAATACAGTCTTCACGAGTCATATAGTTCCATAAGCAATATCTTTTTTGTTCTTGAAAGACGAATTCCTTTCTAACTTTTTCCTCTAGCTCTAAAGCTAGGGGTTTATCAAAACCTTTCCGCCAAAGTTCGTGTTTGTAGAAATCTTCTGAAACGGAAGCTAGGACAGAACCCATTAATATATGGTGTTCAGACTTCCTGTCTTTTTCAGGAGGTAAGGACTTAGGGCTTCCATGACCATTACCTAAATCATGTTGAGGATGTCCTTTAGTCCATAGGAATTTCTGAGGACACTCTCTCATCATTTTAATGTGCGACCAATAAATGTTCTTCATATTACTCTCGTCTTGCTCCACAGTTCACCTCCTACAGTACCGAAGCTAAGACTATATATAGGATTTTTTTGGCTATAGGGTGCTTTCGAGGTAAAAAATTACTTGTTCTTTCACTTCATTAGGTAAAGGCATTTCTTTCACTCTACTTGTTAAGTTTAAACCACCCCAACTTCCACCTGATACAGTTTTCATCTTCTCAACTATTTCTAACATACGATCTGAATCTTCTTTCTCCCTTACTGCTTCTTCTATTTTGAAGGCACTTTCTGAAGGTCGGATAGGTACGTTATGGCGAGTAAAAACTATACCGTCTTCTGCGGTCAGTTTAACTTCAACTATACAAGGATTCCTATCTAAGTCATCAAGGTGAAGTGATCCTCTTGTTAAAGACCCTACGTTCACTACAGTCGCCCCGTTTTTAAGTTTTTTGATTCCTTGGTCTTTATGCCAATGCCCAAAGAACCAACCATCTACTTGAGGGATACTATTAAGAAAGTCATAACCTATAATGTCTTCCCCTTCAAACATTGAGCCTATCTTTCCTTTTCTAGCTAACAAATGGCAAGCTACTAGGAGGTAATCTTCATCTTTCTTGGTTAAGTTAGAAAGACGATCAAAATCATATTCTACACCATGATAAGGTATCCCAACTATTCTAACTTTAACCCCATCACCCTCTAACATGATTTCTTTCTCTCCTCCAAACTGCTGAAATACTTTAGAAGCAAACATAACTCCTAAAGGCTGTTCGGGGAGGTACTCTATGTTTCCATATTTAACATCATGGTTACCTACAAGCACATGGACAGGGCAAGGGTACTCTGAATGTGCTTCGCAACTCTTTCTCACAAGATCATGTGTGTTTTTAGTGGGGGACTTAACATCAAAAAAATCACCCCCATCAAGCACAACATCAGCGTTTAGATCTTTCGCCTTTTTCCCAACCCATTTGAGTTTCTTAATCACATCCTCCGACCAAACCCCTGTCCTTCTTTTAGGTGTTCGATCTCCCATATGAACATCTGTTCTCCATATTAATCGTGGCATTTATCAACTCCTTTTCTTAAACATATTGGACACTCTTCTTCTAAAATCAAGTTTTGAATGCCTTTAAGTTCTTTAGTTATCTTGTTTATTTCCTTTTCAGCGAGGGAAACCCCCCACTGAAGCTTCTGTCTTTTTTCCATCCTTTTTATTAAATCTAAGTTGTCTTGGTAATCTTCGATTTCTTCAAGCTTTTGGACAGACTCTAAAAGCAAGATTTCGACCACTACCTTCTTTCTTTTTTTCAATAACTCTTCAAGTTGAGTTATGTCATTCACTTTTGGTACTTCAGGTAGGTGGTAACTCTCTAAACCAACCTCTATCATACCTGTTGCCATTTGAAGTTTTATTTTCCTCTTCTTTATTCTTACGGCTTCATCTATTTGACTAAACTTGTCAAAGTTAGGTGTGGGGATTTCAACATCTCTTACAGGAGAAAGAAATTTCTCTGCTACTGATAGTATTCTTTTCTTGCGTTCTAAAACCTCAACTTCTTGAAGCGTTTTCTCAATAGCTTCTTTCTTACTTTTCTCTCGCTCATATACTTCAAGTTTTGAATAGTCAAAACCTTCATATAATTGGAGATTAGTTTGAGCTGTTTCTAAGTCTTCTCTTTTAATCTTTGTTCGAGACTTAATATCTCTTACTTCCGACCTTGCATGAGTAGAGGCTTTTTCAAGTTGTTGGATAACGTCTACATCAGATAACGCAGAGGATAAAGCACTTGGGGGTAAGTCGATTAGAAATATACTCTTAAACTGTTTGGCTATTTGTGGGTAAAGTTCTCGACCATCAACTTCAACAGATCTCACACCTAGATCTTTAACTTCATCGGGAACACCACTACCTACCTTTGATATTTCTTTCCCATTCACTAAATACTTATTTACTTTTTTACCCTTATCCCATTGGACTTCATTTCCGTCTTCAAACACCACAGAAACGCTTGAGTGAGTCTCGCCATTACGGACATGGGCATTGCCTCTAAGATTAGTAAAAACTCCGCTAAAAGCACGAGCAAGGGCTGACTTGCCAATACTGTTTTCTCCTGTGATAACCGTAAGACCTTTCACTTCTACTTCAGCTTGTTTTATAGACTGAAAGTTCTGCACTTTTACCCACATTTTACTCCCCTTTAGAATATTGACATATTGCGGTGCTTAAGTCTTTCTCTAACTAAAAACCAACTTTGAGCCGTCATTTTTTTAGGGCGACAAGACTTCTCTTCCATTATACCTAACTTAAGTATGATGTTGTTAAAGTCTTCCTTTTCACCCATAAAAAACAGTCTCTCTTTTAAATCCTTACAAACATAAATCATGATATGTTTGTCGGGCTTCTCATGGTTTAATTCGTAAAAAACAAATGAGACAAAGAAGATTAAAAGAAGAAGGGAAGCTCGACAATTACCCATTAAATATCCCCTAGAATATCTTCCATGTCCTCTAAATCACCAAGAGCGACTTCAGCTAAGTTAGGCTTCTCTTCTTCGTTCTTGCTCTTAGGGTCAATTAAGAAAGGCTTTACTAGAGCAAAGATCTGAGAAACGTGTTCTTCACTCAATGCTACTTTAAAGCTATTAAGACCTTGGGCTCTTATCTCCCCCTCGTTGCTATTCCAAGAATACCATGCACCTTTTTTACTCACAATACCTGTCTTAATCGCAAGCTCAAGAACCGTTCGGACGTTATCCACACCCTCACCACTGATAAGGTAAAAGTCAACTTCTCTGTGAGCTGAATCTGAGACTTTGCATTTATCAAGTTTGGCTCGGACACAAGTACCTAAAACGGAGTCTACTGCTTTACCTTGCATACCGTCCCATACCTTCCCTTTTTCTTTCCCTACAACACGAAGCATAATCTGAAGGGTAGAATAGAAAGACCAAGCCTTCCCACCTTGAGGGATCTTTTTAGGTCCTGCGAAAGAAGTCATCCCCCCGATTGATTCACGAAGCTGTGAAATGCCGATAACCGCTGTCTCACTACCTTTGATTTTTGATTTAATCTTAGGCAGATACGCAGACCACAATCGAGCATTGAGTCCAACAGGGGCGGGGCCTTCATCTTGTTTCTCAAAGAACGCTTTAGGAACTGCGGCCCCTACGGAGTCGATTACAATAAGGTCAACTCCTGCTTGTGCCATCGTGAAAATATAACGCAGACCTGCCTCAAGAGTATCGGGTTGGATTAAGAGGAACTTTGAAGTGTCGGTGATAGGTACTCCAAGAGCCTGTGCGTATCTGTGATCAACCTCATGCTCCCAATCTATGTACACACAAGTCCCACCATCAGAACAAGTCTGAGCAGCAGTTTGAAGGGCAATCGTGGTCTTTCCTGCTCCTGCCAACCCATACAAATTGGTGATGTTTCCTTTAGGGATTCCAGGACAAGGGCGAATCCCTTGGTCATTCTCTTTACCTCCAATGAGGTAGTCAAGAGCAACTGACCCTGTTGAAATGTGAGGACGACTTTCTTTAAGACTGTTGGGGTCAAGAGTCACAACATGGTCTTCTTTCAAGACACCTGCTACCGCTTTTGCGGCCGACATTAAATCTGTTTTTCTTTTCAGTGGCTTTTTTGCTTTTGCCATCTTTATTCCTTTCAAGTGAATGAGGAGAGGACACCTCTTTATATATAAGATTAAAGCCAAATCCGATCTGTTTTTTACACTAATTTTCTGACCATTTGAAGAACCTGTCGTTTTCCTTATACGTTATGCCTTTTCTTTTTACTTTGCCTGCCTTCTTTCCTCTCACAAACTTCTCATAAGCTGTGAAATGTTTCGCTTCTAACTCTGATAAGTCAGCCACTTCAATTGTACCTTCGATAAGTTGCCAAAATCTCCCAGCTGTTCTACCGACCCAATAAGCGTCAGCTTGATGGTGATTCCATCTCTTCGCCCCTTGACCTTCAGTGGCTTGCTTCACTGCATCGACCATATCTCCTTTGACCATCTTCCAACCCTTTGGGCGATTAAGAAATACGGAGGCATGGGCTTTGACTTGGTTAGGGGAAAGATAAACTGTATCGATTCTTTCAAGCATTAAAGCTTCGTTCGAGTATAGGAATAAGCCATACATACCCTCTGAATAAAGATCATTAAAGATAGGCGATTCGATACCTACTCTTAGTGTTTTATCAGGGTGGTCAGCTCTGACTTTCTGTATGATTTCTCTAAGACCATCTCTTAGGTATATGTATCTTTTAATAAAAACCATATCTGCTTTAGTAGACATCATTCCTTTATCTAAGAAAGTGCCGTCATCTTCCATCAGTACCCAACCAAAGTTTCTGAGAGAAGGGTCTAGTCCTAATATCATGTGTTATCCTTTTATGGTCTTCGAGTTGTAAATATATATATACAAGAAAAGGAGACACTCTTATGAAATTATCGGAAGTAATAGCGGATCGTTATTTAGAGAACTTGGAAATCTTTGATGAGTTGCCCAAGAAGAAATTACGAGTAAGACCCTCTGAAATGAAGAAACTTGCGTCAGCTTTTGGAGACTGTTATCAAGTAAATGGTAAATACTTTTTAGACCATGCTTATCGAAATCCTAATCTCAGACTTGTTCATGGAGAAGTTATGGGTCAAGGTGAACTACAAGGTATTTCTTACGGACATTGTTGGTGTGAAGAGGGTGGAGAAGTTCTTGATTTCTCTAATGGTCGAGACATAAAAATCGACAAACGAGTCTATTATGCTTTAGGTCAAATAGATCGCTTCAATAACACCTATGTATATGATCAACCGACTTTCTCAGAAATGATCTCAAAATATGAGCATTGGGGCCCTTGGGAACTGAAAACTAAAACAGGTTTATAATTACGTTGTTGCTTCTAATTTTAATCTTAACTTTAACGTGGTTTATTCCTGTTCCAATAGAAGACCCTAACCACAAGAAAGAGCGTTGGTACGAGAAGTATTAAAATAAATCAAAGATGGAAATAGTATCTCCTTCTTGAGCTTCTTTCTTCCCTACTTCTGCTTCAGATTCAATCTCTGTCCCAATCGGCATCCAATGTCTAATACGGGCTTCACAGATTTCTGCATATTCGGGCTGAAGTTCAACACCTACAAAGTCATAACCTAAACGGCTCATGGCTATACCTGTAGTGCCTGAACCTAAGAATGGATCTACGACTTTTGAGTTAGGTTTTATATCTCTAGCACACCATTCCATGATTTCTATGGGTTTCACTGTCGGATGTGCATTTGCTCTACCCTCTTCTTTCTCTTCAAGACCTGCTTCTCTTTCTGAACGGCTTGCTTTTGAGGTGTAATAAAAGGTGTCGGGTTCTTCTGCTACAAAGATAGCGTCTCTCACTTCAAACCCTTTATCTTCAAGAGCAATCACACCCTTATATCCAATATCTTTGGGGATAAGAATACAGTGCCCACCAGGTTTTAGGATTTGATGGATCTGTTTCGCCTCTTCTTCGGTTGGTTCACCTAGTAAAATAACCCCATGAACAGTTGGTCTTTTTGAGGGTACAACCGCACCACTTGCAAACCCTTGAGTGTCGTCTTCAAGGTGGGACTCGAAGTCTATTTCTGAAGGCTTTGCTACGAGAACTTTTGCGTCTTCTACGGGCGGAGTAATCATAGTTAAAAAGTAATCAATCATCTCTTTCATTTTAGTTTCTTTCTTGAGGTAAAGGTTTAATCTCAATATTATTATTTATGAGGTAGCTCAATCCTTCGTGGTGATCTCCTTCTTTATATATCGGAGAATACACTCTAACGATACCCGAATGATGGATTGCTTTTGCACACATCAAACAAGGGTCGCAGTTTACGATCAACCACTTCCCTAACGTAGACTGACCCACTCTTGTAGCATTGAGAATTGCATTCATTTCAGCATGGTGACACCCGACATCATTTCGATTGCCACTCTTTATTTTTTTAGTTTCTCTTTCACAAGCAACCCCTCCGCAAAGGTCTTCTTTAGAACCTCTGGGAGTGCCATTATAACCCTCACTTATGACCACGTTATTCTCAGGGTCTACGATCAAACAGCCTACTTTTCTTCTTGGGCAGGGTGAGTTTGAAGCGATAAGGTTACATTGTTGAACTCGAACAGAAAGATGTTTAGGGTTCATTTGGTTCTTCTTTCTTAAATTGTTTAAAGAACCTAGAAGCACCCCCTCCGTCTGAATATAGAGTTCCTTGTTTTTGATATGATCCTTGGTTCGGTCTGTACAGGCTTTGACTTTGAGCATTAGAAGGATAGTTCCCCGTAGAGGGTCGATTGCCACTTTGTACGTCAAGACTGATGACTGAGTTGTCCCCCATAAGAATGAAGTTAGCAGGCCATCTACCATTTGCAGGCACATAATTATTTAGATCTATTTGGTTCTCACCTGTAAAAGTCGCTACTCCTTGACTCCCTGACTGATTTCTTTCCCATTCTTTGAAGAAGCTTTCTTCATCTGTTTCTATTCTACTCTCATCAATATTTAAAGCCCCACAACCATGTTTAAGAGTGTTCTCAGCTACTGTACCCTCTAAGGGTTTTCTAAGAATGGTGATGATCATTTTTTAATCCCAATACAAATACTTTCCCATGCGGGTTTAAGAGCCGTACCCCAACCCTCCCATTTAGATGTTCCTCTTGTAATTACCTCTTTACCGTAACCAAAGATTTTTTTGTTGTTCTGATTTGCAGGGTCTGCTGTATATCCTACTCTTTTTTTGATTGCTTCATCTACAGAACCTCTTTCTTTAACACCTAAAACTTCTCTTTCGGTCCCACATATCTTATCAATAGTTTTACCTAGATTATGAGATTTCGGGAATCCACTCCCATAAGTCCATGCTTCTATTCGTAAATCTGAGAAACCTATTTCTTCCATCATTGCTATTAAATGATGGAAAGTCCTCGATCCTGAGAAGGCTTTGATCACCCCATTAGGTTTTAAGATTCTATGGGCTTCTTTAAGCCAACCTCTATGCCATTCTCTTTGCTGACTTCCGTTTCCTATGTCATCCCAACCTTTTGACATAAACTTTAGTCCATAAGGTGGGTCGCAGATAACAGCGTCAACTGAGTTATCCTCTATCTCTTTTAATCGTTGGGTGCAATCACCTATTTTTATTTCTATCATTGATCATTCTCTTTCTTAAATTGTTTGAAAAACCTAGAAGCCCCTCCCTCACTTGCAGGGTTTTGAACTCTCCGTTCATACATTTTCCCAAAGGTTGTATATTGACCTCCTTTAGCGATACTGTCCATTGCTCCGCTTTTCAGTACCCCACTCTGATCATCAAGATTCTTAACAGGGCAACCCTCTTCACAGATCCAATCAGATATAGTTTCTTCTCCTTGATATGGGTCATTTGCTCTTTTCTTCAGACCATCTTCATACAACCCTTTCTCACGAACTCCCCCTCCATTTTCTGTATATTTCTTTCCCACTTTAATCTCTTTCACCCCTTTTAACTCACAGCCCTTTTTATGAATAAGAATAAAGTTAGCTGGCCATCTACCATTAGGTTGCACATAATCTCCTGCATTTCCTCTCTCATATCTCCAATTTTCTTTACCATCATGTCTTTCTATTGGGTTTTCAGCATAAGCTCCCCCATTAAGATTATCTGAGGTCGATATACGACAGGAGTCTATATTTAAAGCCCCACAACCATGTTTCAGAGTATTCTCAGCGACTGTACCTTCTAAGTGTTTTCTAAGGATAGTGATGATCATTTTTTACTCCTGATTATTTTTGCCACTGAACACAAGGTAGTCGCTACTGAAAAGCTTGACCTCACAAGATATAAAAGTCTTTCTGTTGGGAAAGGCTCATATAGACATTTATAGGTGTTAAGTATAGTTTCTAAGTTGGCTATATTCTTGTTTATCCCCACTACCCTTAAAGGAGAAATAAGTGCTTTATCAATAATGGGGTGGATACCTTGTATGTTAGCTAATATCGGAATTGAACCATTAACGTATCCATTTTTTAACATAAGGTTCATATTTAACAGGGCTTTTTCAGTTCTTGATCTTTTCAATCTAGCTTCCCCTTCGGTAGCCCCACCCACTTTCACTCTTATTAAAGTACCACCCAACATTGAAGCTCTCTTTCTCCAAAGGTCTTGTGTGTGGTTATGTTGTGAGTTGTTCGCTTCATGTAGAAGTCGCTCTATCCTTTGACCTGTTACTTCTGCGTGATCATCGTAAGGGTCAATAATCAGCTCATTCTGTTTTAATGTTATTTCTCTAGCCGAACCGAAGAACTCAAGCTTAAACTCTGAATAAATATATGGGTCATATAAAGTCCCACCTGTGAAGGAAGCTACATCTTCTAACCAACCTTTACCCCATGTAACTAAAGGTGCTTCTATTGCGTAGGCTTCTACTACACCTTCTTCTCTATTTCTTTTCAGAGTAGCTAGGGCTTCACCTCTCATCATAGGGCAAATGATCACTAAAGGTCTGTTAGGGAAAGTCCCCATAAGCTCTAATGGGGATATTATATCTTCAAACTTAGATATGCGTTTTGGGATTAAGGCAACTATTGGACCTTTCAGTGTGGTTTGTTCTTGGATGTGATGGTTTTTTGAGTCTGAATAAAAGCTCTCTGACTCTATAACCTCGCACCCAACCCCTTCGTATTTTTCAAGTGAGATATGAGATTCAGCTCCCGAAAGAAATACAGCGTCTGCGAGTTGATCAGCAAATTCTAAACCTTCCCCTACGTCTACTAGTTGTTCTTTTTGTGCTTCCTTAGATTGGGCTATTATTCGACTTTCTATCTCAGGTAAATAAGAAAGAATCTCTTTAGTGAGGTCAGGGTGTCCTCCATGTTTATGTTTCGCTAGGGACCTCATCAGTGAAATCGTCATAAAACACCCTAACTTACCCCCATCCCCACTGCCCATAACGTCTAAAAAGCCTCTTTGGACTACTTTATGTTGGGGTTTCCATTGATTTAGAGTTGATTTCGCTGATAAATTAGTAAATACTTGATTATTTCTTGAGATTGCCACAGTTTTCCCGCTTGAAGCGTGAGAACATACCATTAGTTTGGATATTTCTTCTATATCTCTACTGAATTGTCTAAAGCTCATTTTGTCCCCCATAAAGAAAGGCTAAGTTATGTCAAGTATTGTGTCACAAACTAGAAGGAGTGCTTGTTCTTATAATAAGAAAGCGAGTCGGAGCGTAGGTTGGGGGGGTTGTATCCCTCAATCTGCTATAGATGTATATCCGAATTTAAACTCACCTTATGATTCTAAAGACTTTGCACTTGCAGTCGAATCCTTCCAAGAAGACACATTCGGTGCAAGTTCTCAAGTTGATGGGAAGATGGGTCGGGGTACATGGTCTGCTCTCCTTAAGAGATTTGACTTTGTAGATGATACCCAACCATTTTGGACATTAAACGACAGAAGGATCAATGTTGATATTGACCCCGATGTTGAAGTGGTAAACTTTGATCAAGACGGAGGGTTAGACCTTCACCGATTTGGTCATTTCTCAAGTAGGAAAGGGAGAAAGCCTACCTTTATTGTTGTGCATTGGGGGGGCTTAGATCCAGTTCATTGTCACAGGATATTCTCAAACCCCGACAGGAAAGTAAGCTCTCATGCAGGGGTTGGTCTTTCTCCCGATGGAGGTCCTACAATTTATCAGTATCTCGACCTTTCCCATAAAAGCTGGCACGCAGGGTGGGCTAACTCTTACTCGGTGGGTATTGACATATGCCAACAGCCGAGCTTAAAATGGAAAGATCATTACACAAAGAAAGGCTACTCGATTTCTATTACTGATAATAACACAGGTAGAGGAGACAAAAGAGTCTTAACCATAGATCCTGATGTCGCTCTCGCTGTTAAAGAGGCGATTAAATCTTTGTGTGGTGTTCTTGATATACCTTATCAGTGTCCTAGAGGGTCTGACGGGCAATCTTTAGAAGGCGACATTTATCATGGTGTAGTTGATCGCTCTTATTTAGAGAACTCTTTCAGTGGTGTGATTGGACATCATCATATCACTAAGACTAAATGGGACTGTGCTTGTTGGTGGGATGAAATTTGGGAAGACTAGATTCAATTTCAATACAGGCTTACAGCCTTTATTCACAGGGGATGACTTACCGAGAAATAAGTCAGGCTCTTGGACTCAAGAAAGATCAAGTTAAGTATAGAGTCGTAAAGTACGCTCGATTAACAGGATCTCCTTACCCTCTCCCTAAAAGAAAGTATAATGGGGGTTATCTATATGCTTTATACAAAAATGGGATGAATGTGAAGGATATATCCTCACTTATGAGTCTACATAAAGACAAAGTTTATCTTAGGGTTAAAAAATATTGTGAGAGCCAAGGGATACCAAATCCTTTTGTGGATCGTAGACCTGCTTTTGCATACAAATTAAGAACGGAGCGGAGATTAAGCTATCTAATCACCGCAAAAATTGCAGGGTTTAGTGATAGGAGTTCTTGTTATAGGGCGATTAAAAGGTATGAGGCGAAGTTAAAAAGTAAATAGTATATCTATATCTTGCCCATTTAAAAGACCATAGGAGTGAGGAAATGAATCCAATAAAAGCAGATAAGATTCAATTTGGAAGTGCCGTAAACCTACCTAATATCCATAGAGGTACATCAAACGAACTTGTTCTTTACGATTCTGCGGTAGGCGATATTTCCTTATCTAATCTACTCTCAGAAAGAAGCATAACCAATGTTGTAACAGTCTCTAAAACTACACATGGTAGAGACTTTAGTACCATACAAGAAGCCATAGACTTCCTCCCACAAGCAGGGGGCTTTATCGTTGTTTATGAAGGTACTTACTCTGAGTCTCTTTCCATTACTAAACCTGTTGCTCTTTTAGGTAGAGGTTCTGTTGTTATAGAATCAACTGATGCACCCTGCATTTCTTTAACTTCTTTCGATTTAAAATGCTGTGGTTTGAACTTCGTCTTAAAAGATTTGCTGGGTAATAATAACCCTGCGATTATTAATGTTTCTTCTACAGATACCTCGAAGAAAGTTTCTTTTTACGACTGTGCTTTTGACAATACTGCTCACTTAACTTCTTCTTTCTTCTCAGTTCAGATTTCTTCTTTGTACCTCCACAGTAATCTATTTTTGGGGTCAGGTTTGATTGCGATTAGTGGGGCTAGTTCTTGTGTGATTGTGAGTGGGGATTTACCGAGTGTTAGTCTTTCTAATATGACTCAAAGATCCTATATCTCCACTGCTCAAGTCTTAGAGGTTACGCTTGTCGATTCACTTCTTTCTTTGACAGGTAACGCTAACTCTATTACAGGGGATGCAACGAGCAAGCTCATAAAAGAGAATGTGCGTGGTCAAGTTGTCTTTGATAACGAACTTGAGAAAGTTATTGAGTTTAGCTGTCCTCTTTCTTCAGACAGCTATTCGATTAACATAGAGCCTAATTCTCAAAGAATACTCCCTGTTATCTCTGCACGAACTTCTACAGGTTTTACTTTAACTTTCCAAAATAACTTGACCGAGACAATTCGTTGGTCAGTAGCTCAATAATCTTATATGTATAAGGGTGTATTAACCCAAATTATATAAGAGGTAAAATGAGTTTAGATACAAAGTATAGACCCAAAAACTATGAAGATGTATTAGGTCAATCGGGTTCAATGAAGACCCTTAAAGGGATTGTCTCAGAGGGTGCAGGGTGGAAGCAGTCTTATCTTTTTGCAGGTCCTTTTGGTTCGGGTAAAACCACGCTTGGGAGAATACTAGCAAGAGCTTTACTTTGTGAGAGTCCTATTGATGGAGAGCCTTGTAATAAGTGTTCAAGCTGTGAAAGTATGCTTTCGGGAGAGAGTGATGCTTTTATTGAAGTGGATGCAGCAACAAACAGTGGTAAAGATGATGTTAAGAAAGTCTTAAGTGAGATTGACTACAATGCTTTCTCAGGTCGAAGAAAACTTTATCTTTTTGACGAATCACATCAACTCTCAACGTCTGCTTTAGACGCTCTTTTAAAACCTATGGAGGATAATCGGAAGGGTTCAGAAGAGAAGAGGCTTGTCTGCATTTTCTGTACAACAGAGCCTGAAAAAATGAGAGCCACTGTTCTTTCAAGATGTGCTCCTGCATTTATCATTCACCATGTTGACTCTGAAGAAATTGCTGATCGTCTTTCTTGGGTGTGTGATCAAGAAAGTTTTGAATATGACAGAGAATCTTTAGTTTTGATTGCAGACTTTACTGAGGGGCATATTCGGGATGCTTTAAAAGCTATTGAGGGTGTTGCTTCTTCTAATTCTAAGAAGGTCACATTAGAAGCAGTGCGTTCTTATCTTCATGTAGATAGAAACGACTTGATCTGTAAACTTTTAGTGAGTGAGGGGGCTGACATCCTCAGAATTTCCGATGAGGTTTTATCAAGCACTCCTGTTGGGGTTGCTTTTGACAGGCTTCTTTCTGCAACGATGTTTTCGATTGGCCTTGGTCTTGGTGCAGGTACGCCACCTCCGTATTGGAATAAGGATATTCTTTCTGAAGCTTGGGAGAAGAAGGGAGAGGGTCTAATCCATTTAGCGGAAGCGATTTCTTCTAAGCCGAGGAAATCAACTGAAGCGTTATTTAAATGTGAACTCTTAAAGTGGTCAAAAGGGTCAAACTTTTTCTCTAACGGGATTATGGCGGGGGGGTCGGTCTCCCCTCAAGAAGAAAAAAAGAAAGAAAACAAAAAAAATAATGAGGTTGGAAATTCAACTCCTAGCCCTGTAAACAGAAAAAACGCACCCCCAAATAAAGAAACAATAGAAAATACTCAAGAAGTGTCGTTGATGTTGTTCGCATCTTGGGTAAAAAAGTATAAGGGTTCAAGCCAAAAAAAATAACTTTCCCTTTCACGGAGGTATGCCGTAGATGAGAAGAACTGTATCTTGGGTCGTCATGCAAACCTCCCTTAAAGGAGAAGAAGAAGCTAAACTTGGGTTGTTAGTTAAAAGACTCAGCTCGTTATCAAATATTAGCTCTCAAGACATTTATGTTCCAATTTTAAGAAGTGGCTCAACAAAAGCGACTTTCTTGATTGAAGGGTATATTTTTGTTAAGTCGGGATACCCTTCAACTTCTTATTGGGATCTTGCGAGATCTTTATATATTGAGAAGATGATCAGTCAGTATGACAGCGTTAGTGATATGATCAGCCAAGGGACTATTTCAGATAGAAATCTGAAAGAAATGATCTCTGAGGCTTATAAGCTTGGGGGGAGTTATAAAGTCGGTGATAAAGTTGGGATAATAGAAGGGGACTTTAAAGGTTGTTCAGGGGTAGTCCAAACAATCATTAAAGAGAATGAGGGGTTAAACGGAGGTTTCTACACGATACTTCTGACTTTAAGAAGTGCAGAAGTTATTGTTACTATTGACGTTTTTTCTATAGGAGATCACAATGGATAGTCAGATAATGGAAAGAATCTTTTCCAATGCACACTCTTTAAGCAACTACCCCTCTTACCATAAAGAGATCGATGAAGAAATGACACAGAGACTTTCTAGTGTTGTTGATCATATGGGTAGGATCAGCCCTATAGAAGCGGATATGATTGACCTTCACATTCTTAAAGGTGTCCCACAGTCAGCATTGGGCAAAATCTTTGGGTACACACAACCCAACATTCATTACAGAGTTAATAGGGCGATTGATAGGCTTAAAGTCTTATTAACAATACCGTTGTTCTCTGAACTCTTTTTAGAGGAAACACTTTCTCGATACTTTTCTGATAAGAAGGACATTAAGGTAATGGTACTTCTCTATCTCTATTCTAGTCAGAGTCATGCGGCTAGAATTATAGGAGAATCTCAAGGGAAAGTAAGGTATAGGTTTTTAAGATGTCTAAACTCATTAGCGAAGATCGAAGAACTGTCCGAAGTTCATCAAGCTCTGAACACGGTCAACCTAAATCTAACCCTGCTGAGAAAGAGCGAAAAAAAGGAGAGCAAAAGGAAAGTTCTTCTATAAGCATTATCGGTAAGAAGTTAGCTGATAAGTGGATCTCAAAGATTATTCAGAAAGAGTATTCGATCACTATCTACCCTAGATACGCTAACTTTACTGAGAGATTTTTAAGAACCATAAAAGATAAAGAGGATTGGGTCTGTATCGTTAAAGACAACAAACTTATAGTGACCTCTAATGATCCTTTCAAAATCGTATCTCTCATGGCTTATCTTAAAGGTAAAGGCTACTTCGTGGAGGAAGGCTAATGATATTACAAGAAACTTCTCTTTCTTATAATCACCCTACAACTCTAGGCTTTTTTAAGTTCTCTGTTAGTGCAAATAAATATGGCTCAATATCCGTATCTAACGTGTCAAAAGATAACCTCGCTTATTCGGGGAGTTATCCTTTAGCTGTGCAGAAAGCTATTAATGAAGCCGTTTCTAAATTGGAGTTTATTATGTCGAACATATCAACTTTAACAGGTTCTTTAACTTTAACTAATCAATCTGAAGCAAGCGTTAACTTCGACACACCGATGCCCAACACATCATATAGAGTAGTCTTCTCTGTGGATGACTTTGTTTTTGTGCGGGTGAAGAGCCGAACTACTACAGGCTTTACGCTAGAGTTATCGACTGCTTTTACAGGGGACTTGAAGTACGATGTTATCGTATAAAATCCCTTACCCTAAGTTTAAATAGCTATTTTTTCTTAGGGTAGTAGTTTGTTTATCTTTCAAAGCATTAAAGCCCACATGAAGGAGATAGTCATGAATAAGTCTACGTTTGAAAAGATTAAGAAAATGTTTAACCAAGAGAATCTTTGGTGTACTTTTGACTTAAACAAAAAAATAATAACAGTTGAGATCTCTGAGGGATTAGAGTCAGCTAAGTCAGACGCTCTTTTGGAGGCTAGGAGAGAGGTAAAGAGATTAATTAAGAGTTTTAAGCTCACTGAGGAATCATTAGAGATCATTGGTGCTGATACTTTAGTTGCAAACACCGTTGAGTTTACAGCTCTTGAGCTAAAAAACGCTTTCTCTAAGTCTAAATTAGAAGGGTTGATGGAAGCTACGGAAAGAGGACTAGAGGTCAACACTCAAGATTTTGGGCTTCCTTTAAAAACTAGATACAAAAGAGATATGAGTGCTAATGCAGACACCTATCGGAATACGTTAAGAAAAATAGTTGAAAAGGGTCTTATTGGAGAAGCCTTTAGTGATGAAGTGGTTATGAATGATGACGGGATGTTTTTCACTCTAAAATTTCTTTAACTCAACGAAGATACCTTTAAGACACTTTCCTTTCATAATATTGACCCACTATCTTTCTAGCCTTAAGAGGGCTTAGTAAAATGGTACTCAAACTAAGATGGTCAGCTCCTGCTTCTTCATATCTTAAAAGTGTCTCAAGGTCATAAATGCCCCCTCCACCTATGACCTTGACGTGAGGGCGGAAAGATTTAACCTCTCTTATTTTTTTTAAGTTCCTGAGTACGAGAGACGAACCTGAAATGCCCCCTCTTTCTGAAGGTCGGGTGTTTGAAATATGGAGAGTGTCTACTCCTAGATCTATGAGCCTCAAATAAAAACACAAAGATGCAAAATGTGGTGTTTTTACAATGACGTGTTCAAAGCATTCTTTCAGTTCAGACAAAGACTCAGAAGGAATCGCTTTTACTTGAGGGTTGAAGCAAGAAAGGTTCACCTCAACTCCAAGTATTTTCTCTTTCTTTTTCAGTTCGGAGATGATCGGTTTCCATTCGGACTGATCAAAGACACTTACAGAAATAATATCTTTAGAATTTGGTGCTGTTTCAACACCCCCATTTTTGAGGGTCGTTAAAACCCTCCATAGTCCTCTTCTTCTTTCTAAGGTGTAAGTCCCAAGTATACGAGTTGATTTCGGGGGGCTAAGAATCTTAAGGTTGCTGAAGGGTGGGGAAAGTATGATTTTTTCCATTCTATCTTCTTTGTTTGTTGATTGTTATTTTATATCCCCATTGAAGTAGAGATAAAAATTAAAGGAGTCCAACTATGAGTTCTTTCGGCACAGGCACATCTAACACAGGTGGATCAAGTATAGCTTTAACAGCATTTTCAGGAACTAATGGAGTTCAAGCTGGCACAGACGGTCTAGTTCCCGGCCCTTCTACCGATCAAAAAGGATATATTCTTGGTGCAGGGGGTGATTGGACTCTTACTTTAGGTACTTCAACTACCACTGTTGTTGTAGCTGGGGATCTCACTGTTCAAGGAGATACTACAACAGTAAATACTACCAATTTAGATGTAGAAGATACTGTTATCAGATTAAATAAAGGTGTCTCTGGTGGGGCTAACTCTAACGACATCGGATTGTTCTTTGAGCGTGGAACAACAGGGGATAATGCTATTCTTTTTTGGGATGAAGGTGATGACATCTTCAAACTTGGCACTACCACTGATGCACACACTGCAACAGATTTTGGCGGAAACCTCACCTTTGGAGAGTTGAAGCTATTAACCCTTACATCCACAGGTGCTGTTACTGTCGGCTCTACTTTAGGAGTTACAGGAGTTTCTAATCTAAATGGTGGAATCTCTGTGGGTACTGATAAGTTTACAGTCAGTGACGCAGGTGTGGTTGTTTCTAAGGGTGGTATTACCGACATTACTGCTGTTTCAGTTTTCAAAACTGGGACGAAGATCGGAAATATTACTCTTTCTGACAATAAGATTGAAGCAACAAACGATACTCTTTCTCTCTCACAGACTATTACTTTAGGGGCAACCACAGCTACAGCAACCACTATTAAAGCCCCCACACAAACCACAGCGAATGGAGATGGGGCTAGTCTTACGATTGCTTCTGGTGTCGCCCAAAGTAATCTAGGAGATGGTGGCTCGATTGTCTTCCAAACAGGGGGGGTTGATGGAGGAGCACTTGCTACTGTACTTACCCTAGATAATGAGAAGAAAGCAACTTTCGCAGGGGAAGTAGAAATAGCAGGTGTCTTCAGTGTTACAGGGAATCTAGCTGGGATAGACAATCTTGCATTAGACTCTATTTCTGCTGACGCAAATGACATCTCTATTTCTTTAACTGATAATAGAGCTTCTTCCCTTGATATTACTGAAGCAGGTAATTCTTACCTTAAGTTTACAACTACTGATGATGGAGAGAAAGTAGTATTCGGTAAGATTTTTGAAGGTGTTACAGCTTCTAAGATTGGTGATGTTGAGATCAGCAATGGTCAGATCCAAACCACTAATGCAAATAATAACTTGTCATTCAACGATAATAATTTATCTACCACAGGCACTTTAGGTGCAGGTGTCGCTACCTTAGCTTCGGGATCAAAAATAGGCGATTTAACCTTAGAGAATGGGTCTATTTCCTCTGATGGGGTCGCTATTTCTTTCGGAGATGAGAATCTGAGTACCACAGGCACTTTAGGTGCAGGTGTCGCTACTCTCGCTTCTACTTCAACGGTTGGGGCTCTAACTTTAGCGGATGGATCTATCACGGATTCAAGCGGAGCTATTTCTTTCGGGAATGAAAATCTGAGTACCACAGGCACTTTAGGTGCAGGTGCAACTACTGTTACTTCTTTAAGTGCTACTGATGGAAATATCACTAATGTAGGGGATATTTCACTAGATTCTATCTCTGCTGACGCAAATGATATTTCTATTTCTTTGACTGATAATAGAGCTTCTTCCCTTGATATCACCCAAGGAGCTAATTCTTATCTTAAATTCACTACTACAGATGGTGGAGAAAAAGCTGTTTTCGGTAAAATCTTTGAGGCTATAACTGCTTCTAAGATTGGGAATCTTACTCTCGCTAATGGATCTATAACAGATTCAAGCGGAGCTATTTCTTTCGGAGATGAGAATCTGAGTACCACAGGCACTTTAGGTGCAGGTGTCGCTACTCTCGCTTCTTCTTCAACTGTTGGGGCTCTAACTCTCGCTGATGGTTCTATAACTGATAGTAGTGGAGCTATTTCTTTCGGAGATGAAAATCTTGTAACCACAGGCACTTTAGGTGCAGGTGCAACTACTGTTACTTCTTTGGATGCTTCAAGTGGTGGAGTTACCAATGCGGGTGCGATCAGTGGTGTTTCAAGCATCGCAGGTACTTCAATGGACATCACTTTAGCGAATGATGACGCTGATGCTCTTGAAATTATGGGAGATGTTGGAGCAGGTGATGCAGGTGATCACGCTTATCTCTCTTTTGTCACTACAAATACCGCAGAAGAAGTTGTAGTTAATCAAGAGGGTGAAGATATTGACTTCAGAGTTGAGGGAGATGGAGAGGCTAACTTAATCTTTGCTCGTGCGAGTGATGATAAAGTTGGCATCAAGACAGCAAACCCAGCTTTTGATCTCGATATTACAGGCACATTGGGTGTGAGTGGTCTTGCAGATCTTAATGGGGGTATTGATGTTAATGGTTCTAAATTCACAGTAAGTACAGCAGGTGTGGTTGTTGCAGTAGGTGGACTCACAGGAGATGTTACAGGTAATGCCGATACCTCTACTGAAGCTACCAATGTTACAGCAGTTGCGAATAACGCAACTGATGAAACTGTTTATCTCACCTTTGTTGATGGTGCGACAGGAACTCAAGGAATTGAAACCGACACAGGTCTTAATTATAATCCAAGTACAGGAGTCTTAACGACAACAAGTGTAACAGGAAACTTAACAGGGAATGTGACGGGTAATGCCGATACCTCTACTGAAGCTACTAATGTTACAGCAGTTGCAAATAATGCAGGTAATGAAACTGTTTACCTAACCTTTGTTGATGGGGCAACAGGAACTCAAGGGATTGAAACTGACACAGGTCTTAATTATAACCCAAGTACAGGAATCTTAGCGACAACAAGTGTAACAGGTAATCTTACAGGGGATGTCACAGGTAACGCAGATACTTCTACCACAGTAACAGGTGCGGCTCAAGCTAATATCACTTCAGTAGGTACTCTCACTTCTCTTGGGGTATCAGGAACAACAGGGCTTGATGGTGCAGTCGTTATTAATGATACGGGGGCAGATGTTGATTTCAGAGTAGAATCTGATGGCAATGCTAATATGTTAGTCGTTAATGGTGGGACTAATCGTATAGGTGTCGGCACAGACTCTCCAGGAACTATGCTTCAAGTCGAGGGTTCTGACGCTTACCTCACTCTTAAAAATACTTCGGCTGAAAATGGTGAGGGAGGGGCTGAAACGAAGATCATATTTGAAGATCATGGTGATAACCCACTCGCTCAGATTGAGGCTTCTCATCATGGTGGTGTTGATGATGAGAAGGGCAAATTAATCTTATCTGTCAATGATGATGGAGGGTTAGAAACTGTATTAACTCTTGATTCTGCACAGTTGGCTACTTTCGCAGGAAACATTGACTTCTCAGACGGAGCTGTTCTCGGTTCTTCCGTAGGAAATACCCACTCAATGACTCTTGGTGGACACGCAGGTTCGACTGTAATCACATCAGGTCATTTAAGAGTAACAAGTAACGTCATTCAAGCTTCTGATGGTGGAACTACTATCACTCTTGATGTGAATGACAATGTTTCCATAGGAAATAATCTTACTGTTGATGGAGGATTGGTCACTCTTTCTAATGGTTCAACGATTGACTCTGAAACTACAGCAGGAATATTACTTCTTACTGAGGACGTGGTTGCAACTTCAGCCGCTTTGAAAGTCATTGGAAATAGCATCCAAAACAGTGGAGGTGTCGCCTCTATTGGCTTAACAGTAGACAACGCAACCACCACGATTACAGGAACAACTACTGTTCTTTCTAACAATCTTCAGATAAATGGTACTTCGATTGTTTCTGAAGCCGCGGGTGATGTTCTTACCTTATTTAATAATAATACGGGTGGGATCACACTTGGTGCTACAACAGGAACGACTACTCTCGGAGGATCTCTTACTGTAACTGACAACACCATTAACTTTGGTGCTGACGATGACGCTACGATTGGTGGGGTTGTCTCAACAGCTACTAAGATTATCACCATTGGTGGTGGTGGTATCACTAAGACATCAGGTAAGTTAAGACTTGGTGGGGATGTAATCCAAGCCTCTGATGGTGCAGAGACTATTTCTATTAATGCGGTTAATGACCTTGTTACTTTCTTAGCTGACATTAAAGTTGGTGGAGACACTATTCAGAGTTCTACGGCTGACGCTATTGAACTTAGTGGTGCTAATGTAGCGGTCAAAGGCGATCTTACGGTTGAGGGTCAAGACCTTACTCTTGGTACAGCTACAGCAGGTGCTACTACAATCAAAGTGCCTGATCAAACTACTGCAAATACCGCAGGTCATACACTCACTATTTCAGCAGGAGCAGGTAAGGGAGATGGAGCAGGTGGTAGTCTTATCTTCCAAACGGCTCCAGCGGGGGCAGAAGATGCAGGTGCAGGTACGTTAGCGACTGCTCTGACAATCGATTCTACAAAGAAAGCCACTTTCGCAGGTGCTGTTCAGATTACAGGTAATCTTGAAGTAGACGGGACGACTACTCAGATCGACTCGACTATCTCTACTTACGCTGACCCTATGATTCACCTGAATAAAGATGCGTTGGAGAACTCAGACTTGGGTGTTTATATGTCAGTTCATGCGAACGACAATAACCATCAAAATCTTGCTATGTATTGGGATGACGCTGAAGGATCATTTACTTTTGCAAGTACGACTGCTGATCTTGGAGATGGAGCAGGTGCTGTAAATCTTAGTGCAGGGGCTGATTATAGATTAGAGCCTGTTCTAGCGAAAGCACTTTCTCTTGATGGTGGGGCTTTCACTATTGAGAATGGAAATGATGACTTTACTATTTCTTCGGCAGGTGTTTTAACCTCTAATAATACA